GACGACAGGGCGGAGGGGGGCTTCGGGGTTTAGCGATACGTGGGGGATTCCGGTGTCCCAGAGCACTCTGAACATCCTCGCCAGTTCACCAAACCAAAATCCGGGGGCTTTTTAGCGAGATAAAACCCAAAAACAAGTTACCAGGAAACAATCCTCCCCTCCCCTCCCCTTCAATCCCGATACTCATACGTCCTGGCCGGACTCGGAACATCATACAGACGCCTAAAATTCACAGCCAGATACCTCAGAGCATCCATAATGTTTGAGGACCAATTATGCAGGGGTTTGGGTTCACCCCTTAGGATTTGACATCACTATCGCTTCAGGATAAGGAGACTTCTCAGTAACCCTCTTGTACGCATCGATAGACTTTTTCTGCGTGGACTTACCCAGGGGAGTGTTATAATACTGCTTGTAATACGCATACATGGCCTCAGGGTCACGACCGTCTGGAAGCTTCTCCTTGACGCGCAGGTAGTGAATTCGACAGATAGCCGTTGCATACTCCATGTCGGTTATGAGCCTTTCCGCTGCTGGGATGCCGTTCACATTGAACTTCATCGACAGCATGGAGACGAACCGCGAGTGATGAATAATGTAGTTTCTCCAAATGTCCGTGTACGTCGCAGGCTCGCACTGATAGATGCCTAAAGCTGGGCCTTTGACCTGCTTGATATACTCACCACCGTTGGATTCAACAGCGCACGTAAAGACCAGGAGTTCTTCCGCGTCCTTGGAATATGAGTTAAGTTTTGATAAAGCAGGCGTAATAACGTAATCTCGAAGCTGTTGTGTATTTATCATAAGTAGACGCTTTCCAATAAGTTTGTTATATAATCATAGCAAATGGGAGTATGTACTATGAAGGTTAATTCATCAGAATTATATAAAGCACAAAAGAGTGGTGGCGTAAAGTATAATGAAGCCAAGCACTGCAAGATGATTATAGAATGCTTGAACGCATCAGGAACAATGAGTGCGTTTTGCGTAACCGCCGGCATTGGGGATAGGCAGTTTTACAAATGGATGCATAATCACGAAACATTCATGGATTGCTATAGAATTGCGTGCATGATTGCGCGAGAGAACTGGGAGCGCGAAGGCGAGGCCGGAAAAGGTGATGAGACGTTCGATTTAGAGTTATGGAGAACTCAGGGCGCCGCACGATACGGGGTCGGGAAGACAAACCGCGTGCGCGTCCACATTGATGCGGACTCAACACCATACTCTCAGTATAAGCAGCTAATGATGCAAGCTAGTATGGGCGATTTTACCGCCTCCGAGCTTAAGCAGCTCATGGAATCGATTAATATTGGAATTCGTGCTTATGAATCATTCGAACTTCAACGTGAGGTTGATGCGATGAAGAAAGATTTATCTAAAATGAGCGGTGAGAATGTCAACAATATCGTCTCAATTAAGAAAACTTAGGAAAAATATTTATGTACCATGGCGCATGAAGATTGTTGACCGCGTCATTGAGCCTCACGAGTTCGAGGAAAAGATTATTTACGTTCACATTTGGATAAAGGAGACGTCATGAGCATGTTGTCCGAAGGGCTTAAGAAGACGGAGCGTAAAATTAGCTCTGCAATTCCACACGAGCATTCCGCAGATAAGCGTGCAAATATGTACGCATCTCGCGAGCAAATGCAATTCTATCAAGAGCAGAAAGACGCTTTACACAAAGCCTCAGCCGATGCCAGTACGCAACGGGCTGCCGAGCAGAAAAAGGTGCATGAAAAACAAATTAGAGCCCTAAGGAACAACTACCAACGTCGAAGTGGTCTCATGGGCTCTACCGAAACAACGACTGACAAACTGGGGTAATCATGCTTACAGAACGCGAGTCAGCAGCATTTATTAAGCGCCAATCTGTGGCGGTTACTAACGCGCTTTTGTGGGCAGGTCTTCATGAAGCGTGCTATTTCTATGCCATACCCAATCGAAACAAGTTCTGGCAGAGCGCGGAGAATCAAGGCCAGCAGCACGGAGCTCGCGTTTACGATACGACCGCCATTGAAGCAACGAAGACGTTTGTGTCAAAACTACATACAGCCATGACGCCGCCCCAAACCCAGTGGGGCTACATGCAAGTGGATAAGAACTGGGCAAAAAACAATCCGGAGTCCCTTAATGAGGCGCAATCGATTCTCGATGATTACATGCGTAATCTATTTGATTATATTCATCAGTCTAATTTTGATGTCGTCATTAATGAGTGTTATTTTGATTCAGCAGTTGGTACGGCTTGTCTAGTTGTTAACTCCTACACCGAAAAGCAGCCACTACTATTCACCTCGATACCCATGGATAAACTTGCTATTGAAGAAGCCATGACGGGCAGGATTGAATCGTGGTATCGAAGTTGGGAAGCGGTGAAGATAAACGAGATTATTGTTCGCTGGCCTAAGGCTGTTATTCCAGACCATCTCCTTGAAAGCGCGGAATCTGACTCATGCGCTACCGTCGCCAAGATTAACGAAGGGGTTATGTTTATTCCTTCTAATTTAGACAAACCTTATCTGTATGTGGTCATGGCAAACAATGAAGAGCTCTACAGTGAGGCTTTCAAAGTAAATCCAGGGATTGTTTGGCGCTTCCAGAAGACAAACAGTGATATCTTTGGACGTGGCCCTATCATGGACGCACTCCCATCAATTATATCGCTGAACGAACTAGCAAGGGTTGAGCTGGCAGCAGCTAACCTCAATACCTTCAAGCCTTACATGGCATTCAGTGATGCGGTCTTTAATCCTCACACGTTTGTTATGCAACCGATGTCGATTATTCCGATTGCCCCGATAAGCCTCCAAGGGCAGCCCCCATTAATCCCCATTCCTGATTCATCGGCCCCTCAGTTTTCTCAGTTAACCATTGCTGATTTAAGAATGCAGGTAAAAGAACTGCTATTTGCTCAATCACCACTGCAATCCGACTCAGTACAACCGCTGTCGGCAACTGAATCCATGATTGCCCAGCAGGAGTTGGCGGCAAAAATTGGCCCGTTATTCTCACGGCTCCAGCAAGAGTTTTTGTTTCCACTGCTTGAGCGTTGCGCATACATCCTCGAAACAACGGGAATTCTGCCTCGACCTAAAATTAAAAACGCTAAACTAAGCTTTCAGTATAAATCACCGCTGGCTTTAGCTAAGAACCAAGAGCAAATTGCTAGGATTGCCCAGTACATTCAGATTATCCAGGGAACTTTGGGCGCTGAAGAAGCCAAGCTCTACATAAACTCCAGCAAGTACCCATGGATGCTAGCAAATCTCATGCAGTTAGACCCCGACTTCTTAAACACACCAGAAGATGTCGCGAGAGTAGCGCAGGAAATGCAAAACCAGATGGAAGCGCAGCAAGCGCAGGAACAACAACAACCACAACAAGCAGGGGGTTAAATTGGAGAAGGTTTTAGGTCAAGAAGAATATTTCCAGGGGTATCAGGACAACATCGATAAACTCAGGGAGGGAGCCCCAGAAGTTGAATTCGACCGCATGTGTTTCGAGGTATTCAATAGCGCAGCGGGCAAAGCGTTATTGGAATTCCTCCAAGACAAGGTAGTATTGGCATCTGTTCCTCACGGCATGAGTGAAACTTACGCAACTTCTTGTGTGTATTACGAGGGGTATCGGGAGGGATATAGACAGATAATTCATGCAGTCAAGAGCTATCCGGAGCGTCGTGAATCAGAGGAAAAAGCAAAATTACGGGGTGATAAATGAGCCTGATTTCGAATGAATCGGTTGAGGAGGTCGTTGATGATAACCCAGAGTCACAGGAGGCTTCAGAGCCATCTTGGTGGTGGGATAAATCTAACCCCGGAACTGGAGACCGGCCCGACTGGCTCCCTGAAAAATACAAAAGCGCTGAGGACACAGCTAAAGCATTCAAGGAACTTGAAAAGCGGCTCGGCAGTGCACCGGAAAAGTACGACTGGAGTAAAGGCAAAAGTTGGGTAGATGAGCAGTACGAGCCCTTTCAGAAAATGGCGGAATTTGCTAAGTCAAACCACGTGCCCCAATCAGTGATGGATAGTATGCTGGAGTCAGTTGGAACGTACCTTGATGAATTCAACACGGACTATGCAGCGGAAAAGCAGGCACTCGGAGAGAATGCCGAGACCAGACTGAACACCGTTGATAACTGGGCGAAAGCTAATTTCAGTGAAGAAACCTACACATCGTTAATCGCAAATTTAAGAACTGCGGGCGACGTTAAAGCAATTGAAGAGATGAGGTCTAAAATGGTAGATGGTATGACAACAATCCCCACGGGCAATGAGACCGCCCCAACGGTTATGACCGTCAAGGAAATTCAAACCGAGATGTTGAAGAATTACGACCGGTATAAAACCGACGAAGGCTACCGAGCAGAAATCAAAGGAAAGATTGCCCGAGCCATCGAAGCTTGACATGGAGCGCGGTCTGGTGAACAATTAGGTATGAGTTCTACCAATCTCATTGAGGGTTGGCTATTGGGACACCTTATTTTGCTAGACCCCTAACGGGATACTCTAGGCCAGTAAGCCCTGCTAGAGAATACGGTTTTTTTACGTAACTACCAGGGGCAAACTATGTCACAGTCATTAAGTAATGTGGAGCAAATCGATTTTGACAGTCTTGTTAAAATTGAATACCAAGCAAACGGCCATCTCTTCCGAGATACCATCCGAACTAAAACTGACATCATCGGTGCTACCGTTGAATTCCGTAAGGTTGACCAAGTTATCGCGGTTCCAACAGCGTATCTTGCAGCCGTCACCATCCAAGACCCTGGTTACAGCAAAGTATCTGCTGCCATGCAGAAATACACAGCACCAACCGCGGTCGATGAAGTTCAAGAAATCACGGTAAACTTTGACACCAAAATGGAAAATGCGATGGTTGTTGCTAAAGCCTTAGGCCGACGCTCTGACCAAATTTGTATTGATGCTTTGGCTGCTGACCCAGGCGAAACAATTGCTGATGGCGGAACCAACTTTAACTACAACAAGTTCACACAGATTCTTGAGTTCTTTGATGATAATGCTGTGCCTATGGCTGAGCGTTTTGTTGCGATGTCGGGCTCTAACTTCCGAAGCTTGATGAATGATGACCAGTTTATTTCATCTCGTTATACGACAAACTTTGCAGTTCAAAAAGGTGAAGCGTCTGACTTCTTGAATTTCAACATCATTCGCGTGCCAACGATGACTGAAGGTGGATTGCCACAGGTAGGTAATATCAACCAAGTGCTGGCGTTTCATAAAATGTCTACAGGTATGGGTATTGGTAAAAACTTCCGCACCGAAATTAACTACATTGC